AATATGGAGTATATTATGCAGTTATCTACGGATACAATTGAAGTATTGAAAAACTTTGGTAAGATTAACCAAGGTATCCTTTTTAAGAAAGGTAATGTTTTAAAGACAATTTCTTCTGGTAAGAACATTCTTGCTCAGGTTACAATCAAAGAAGATGTTCCAAATGAGTTTGGTATCTATGATTTGAACAAATTTTTGTCTGTTGTTTCTCTACACAAAGATGCCCCAACCTTTGAGTTTTCAGAGAAAGAAGTTAAGATTGTTGGCAACAAAGGTCGCAGTAAGATTCGATATCGTTTCTGTGAGCCAAGTTCCATCAATTCACCACCTGATAGAGAATTGGCCATGCCTGATCCAGAGGTCTCATTCACATTGTCTGATGAAGATTTCAAATGGGTTATGAATGCAGCCGGTGCTCTTGGTTCACCACAACTTGCTGTTGAATCTGATGGTGAGAAAGTCACTTTGTTGACATTTGATAGTGCAGATAGCTCAGCACACACTGATGCACTTGAAGTTTCTGATGGTAATGGTGATAAGTTCCGTTTCATCTTTAAGACAGAGCATATTGCAAAGTTGCTTTCCGGTGGATATGATGTTCAAATCTCATCAAAAGGCATTTCAAATTTCAAACACAAGACTGTAAACCTTCAGTACTGGGTCTCTACTGAGACTGGTTCTACTTTTACAAAGGCTTAATATGCTAGTCTACTTTACAAATAGCTTCAAGGGTAATGCTACAGATTCCATCGCCATTAACCCTGACCATGTGATTAGTGTTTTTGAAATTCTAAATGAAGAAGAAGAGAAAGTAACTGCAATCTATGGCATTGGTAACAATACATGGACTGTTGAAGAACCTTACCTTGATGTTGTTGCTAGTATGAATCGTGGTTTCTGAGTTTTTATTTTATATTATGGAGTTTGTGAATGATGGAACATTTATTATTTACGGAGAAATACCGTCCTAAAAAGATTGCTGACTGTATTCTTCCTGAACGGTTGAAAACACCGTTTCAGGAGTATGTCACGCAAAGTAATATACCCAACCTTCTTCTAGCTGGTGGTGCAGGTGTAGGTAAAACTACAGTTGCTAAAGCCATGTGTGAAGAAATTGGTTGTGATTATCTGGTCATTAACGGTTCGGATGAATCTGGTATTGATACATTTCGTGTGAAGATTAAAAACTTTGCATCGTCTATGTCTCTTGCAGGTGGTCGTAAGGTCATCATCATTGATGAAGCTGACTACTTGAATCCAAATTCAACCCAACCTGCTTTGCGTAATGCAATTGAAGAGTTTGCTGGTAACTGCTCGTTCATTTTCACTTGTAACTTTAAGAATCGTATCATTGACCCTTTGCACAGTCGTTGTGCAGTTATTGACTTTGCACTAAAGAACAATGAGAAGGCACAGATGGCCACTCAATTCTTTAAGAGAATTCAATCAATTTTACGAAGTGAAAATATTGAGTATGAGGACAAGGTTGTTGTCGAATTGGTTAAGAAACACTTTCCAGACTTTCGCCGTGTGATTAATGAGTTACAACGGTACTCACAGTTTGGTAAGATTGATAGTGGCATTCTTGCACATATAGTGGAAGTATCAATAGGTGATATTATCAAATACATCAAAGACAAAGACTTTGGTGCTATTCGTAAGTGGGTTGCTAGCAATGATATTGATGCAACAACATTCTTCCGTAAAATCTATGATAACCTGTATGATGTTTTAAAGCCACAAAGTATTCCACAAGCCGTAATTATTTTGGCTGATTATCAGTACAAACAGGCATTCGTAGCTGATTCTGAGATAAATACTGTGGCTTGTCTTACGGAAATCATGGTTGGGTGTGAGTTTAAATGAACACCATAATTCTAAATACCTTTTCATGGATAAAAGATGACTTTACTTCTCATCGGTTTCGTTTTATTGTTGAGTTGTTGGCTTGGGCTATTAGCATTGCTTGTTCAATTACCATGGCACTTACCGTCCCAAATCCTCCTCTTCTGGCTCTGTATCCTGTTTGGATCGCTGGTTGTGCCATGTATGCTTGGGCTAGTTATACTCGGAAATCATTTGGGATGCTTGCTAACTACATCTTGTTAACAACTATTGATACAATCGGTCTAGTGAGAATGTTATGAGTAATCCTTTTGATTATGTAAATGCCATTCTCCAGAATAAGAAAGAAATTATTGTTGATGAATTAACAGAAAAAGAGTATCTACCTTTTATTGTTAATCGGTCGTTATCTTATCATTCCGACTGTATAATGTATGCCAATGAAATGAACCGGAGACACTTTCTAGATAAAAAGCTTCAAAATGATTTCCTACTAAATACGATTAGGTCAAAGAAAAGACCTTTCGCAAAGTGGGTTAAGTCTGAAAAAAGTGAAGATATAGAATGTGTTAAACTGGCCTACGGTCTGTCTGATTCCAAAGCTATTGAAGCTTTACGCCTACTAAGTGATGAACAAATCCAACTATTAAAAGAGAAAACCGATACAGGTGGATAAGCATCATGGTAGATTTAAAACAGTTTGTTGAGGTAACACTCAACGAGCAGGATGATTTTTTGAAGGTTCGTGAGACATTGACCAGAATCGGTGTATCTTCACGGAAAGAAAAAGTGTTGTACCAATCATGTCATATTCTCCATAAACAAGGACAATATTTCATAACGCACTTTAAAGAATTATTTTTATTAGATGGTAAACCTTCGAACATATCTGAGAATGATATACAAAGACGTAACGCTATTGCAAAGTTATTGGAAGAATGGGGATTAGTAACTATTGTAAACCCACAAATTATGATTGATAACATTGCACCGATACATCAAATCAAGATTATATCGTTCAAAGAAAAGAATGAATGGGAATTGGTTACCAAATACAACATTGGTAAGAAACCTGACCAAATGCATTAATATGGATTTTTATTATGAAACCTACGAAACTAAAAAACATCTACACAGGCGATATCGTTTATTGCCATAATATTAATGAAACTTCATTAGTTGATGATAAGGTGTTTATCAAGGTACACTCAGAAGATAATCCATCAAGGACATTTTTAGTTAATAAGGCAGCCTTCAACGTCATTGGATGATTGCCGCATTTGATTTACCACTATGATATAATGGTGGTATTGTGAGGATATATTATGAAAATTGCAGTTTGTTCCGATTTGCACCTTGAATTTGGTGGCTTAATTTTAACCAATAAAGATAATGCTGATGTTCTGATTCTTTCAGGTGATATCTGCGTGGCTAAAGACTTATTGGAATTAGGTTCACAGAGAGACAAGTCAGAGGCAATCCATGAATTCTTTAAGAATTGCTCTGGTGAATTTAAGCACGTTATCTATATTACCGGCAACCATGAACACTATCATGGTGACTTTGCCACCACATTAAGAGATTTGAAATACAATCTCCATTATCTCCAAAATTTACACATCTTAGATAAAGAGACGGTCACACTTGACGGTGTTACCTTTATTGGTGGAACTTTGTGGACTGATATGAATGAAAGTGATCCAATGACACTTAATGCTATCGGTAGCATGATGAATGATTTTCGTCTTGTCAAAAATAGCAATAAGAAAGTTTCATTTCGTGATGCTGATGGTCAATTCCATGAGCGAACGGCCAAGTTTTCACCTCAAGATGCTGTGGAAGACCATAAAAAAATGGTCGACTATATTCACCATGTTGTTAGAGGTAAAGACAATCAAAAGTTTGTTGTTGTTGGTCACCATGCACCATCAAAGCTTTCTACACACCCAAGATATCAAAATGAAACATTGATGAATGGTGGATATAGTTCTGATTTATCACAATTCATTTTGGATAATCCACAAATCAAATTGTGGACTCATGGTCATACACACGAAACATTTGATTATGTGATTGGTGAAACACGAATTGTTTGTAACCCACGTGGTTATGTATTTCATGAAAGAGGATCTCAAGAAGATGATCCTTATTACCCAAAGATTATAGAGATTTAACTTTTCTCACTCTGTATCCCGATGAAGTTCTCCATCCATTTCTAGCAGCAGACTTTATCGTGGCAATATTTAGATTATTATCCCTACAAAATTGATTTAGATTTTTGATTTTTATTTCTATGTCAGTTGGTAGTGTAATTATCCACTCTCTTATATGTGGGGCAGCACATTTAGTTTTTATAGTTGAATCACTCATAGCCAATTTTGTTCCTATACTCACATTATTTCGTTCTTCTGTAGAATATTTTTTATTAGCAGCAAATTTTGTTTTGGAAATTGATGGTCCAGTTCTTGGTCTTAAAATTCCTTTATATTTACTAGGTCTTCCAATTAATGCGGATCTAATCTTATTAGTGTGATCGGCAGTTTGTTTGTAACCACTGGTGCCATCTCCTCCATCAGTTTTATTTCTTAAAATACCTGTACCAATATCCTTACGACCATACCATTTAATCATTCTACGTTCAAGAGCAAAAGCTCCGAGTTCGGTTAAGTTTGCCTCTATTATTATTATTCTTGTGTTATCATTAGGTGGGATATGACCTTTAGATTTTTGCCAAGCTCTGTTATCTTTACCTTTACCGATGTAGTAAGGTGTGCCATCTGGTCTGAGATAGGCATAGACGTAGTAGATTAGGCGGGGAGTATATATATTCATGCTGACATTCCTGTTTAATGTTAGAGCTAGTAGATGTTGGTAGCATCGTGACTAGCACCTTATTTATATAATTTGATAATGGGTTTTAGTATGAAAGAGAAATTCATTGATGCACACATGAAGGCAGCTGAGGTCTATGCTCAGTTGTCCTCAGCTAAACGCCTCCAAGTTGGTTGTGTTGTTGTAAAAGATAACACAATCATTGGTATTGGTTACAATGGTATGCCATCAGGATGGACAAATGATTGTGAAGATCGTGTATGGGATCCGGGTTCTGGACCATATTTGACCCAAGAAGAGATGGATACAGCATATCCTTACAACGGTTGGCACAATGGTGTTGGTCGTGTTGTCCGCTATGGATTGAAAAGTAAACCAGACGTAATGCACGCTGAGACAAATGCTATCGCAAAGATTGCTCGCAGCACAAACTCAAGTGATGGTGCTGCATTGTTTGTGACTCATGCACCTTGTTTAGATTGTGCAAAGATTATACACCAGGCCGGAATCAATTCCGTTTACTATCGCAATACCTATCGTTCAACCGATGGTATTGATTTCTTAGAGAAGTGTAACATCAATGTCAAAAAGGTATAACAGTAAAGTTTTAGAAATTTGTAATAATGGTGACGCTATTGTAGAATTGCCAGAAGAACTTATGGAAAAACTTGGTTGGAAAGTGGGTGATAAACTAGACTATCAAATGAAAGATGGTTCAGTTTATGTTACAAATTTATCATTGAAGGAAAGAAAGTAATGTTGGAATGCTTAATTGTCGGTGATAGTATTGCAGTTGGTACCAAGATATTTGCACCTCATTGTGAATTGCAAGGTAAAGGTGGTATCAATACATGGCAGTTTAATAAAATGTACAAGGGTTCATTTTATGCCGACACACTCATTATTAGTTTAGGTTCTAATGACCATAAGGGTGTTAAGACCTATGATGAATTATTTGAGATGCGTCAGCGAGTTGGTGCTAAGAATGTGTTTTGGGTACTACCTGCTGGAGTAGCAAAAGGTAGTGGTGTGTCAATTGAACAGATTCAAAGTATTGTGAAAGAATTAGCTGCATATTATGGTGATAAAGTATTACCAATTCGTGGTTTGCAACCAGATGGTATTCATCCATCATGGTCTGGTTATAAAGATATTGTTGAAAGGACTAAAGAATGAATATGTATAAAGATGTAGTCACCTTCATTGAAGCCTGTAACCAAAAACCAACAATTGATAGTGTAATTTATATACAAGGTTAATTGAAGAAGAGTATAATGAATTTCTTGTAGCCAGACACCAAGAAGATGAAGTTGAACAGCTTGATGCCTGCATGGATATGATTTGGGTTATTCTTGGTTACTGCTATGCAAAAGGCTATGATGTAAAGGGTGCATGGGAAGAAGTTGCTAAATCTAACCTAAGTAAGATTGATTCTGCCACAGGTAAGGTGAACAAACGCCATGACGGTAAAGTATTAAAACCTGAAGGCTGGCAACCTCCAAACTTAACCCCATTTATAGTAACATAATCCTTGCACGATAACAAGTAATATGTTATAATGATTTTTCTATGTTAATAAGGTCCTAAAATGAACATTCGTGAACTCGCAAAAAAGATGGCTGTAGAACATAAACTTCCACGTGCCGATAAGTATGATTTATTTCTCCGTGAATTCGACAACAAGGTTGAATTGATTGGTCTGATACAAGACCCAACTCTTAACATGAATGACTTCCGTGGTCGTGAAATGTTATTCCCAAAACGCTGGGTTACCCTTGCAGTATATGAAGCATCATATAAGGTGGCTGTATAATGTCACTAAAATTAATAACACTCAAAACGAATCATACAATTCTAGGTGATATTGAACAGGCTGTGGCAAATAATATTGCCTACACATTAATAAAATATCCAGTTCAAGTTGTATCTGTTCCGCCACAAGGTCCAAATGAAACAACAACTATTGCATTCTCTCCTTTTGTGGAATATGCAGAAGAATTCAGAACTGGATTCAAAATTTATAATGATGACATTTTGATGATTTCGACACCAGTTAAGGAAGTAATGAATCAATATAGTAAAATCTTTGGGAGCGGAATCCAAATTGCCACTTCCATCCCTAAACTCTGATATAATGGATGAATGATTAAATATTACACAAATGTTGCCATGGTGGGCAACAACATTCTATACCGTGGCATCAAAGATGGGCGTAGAGTCAAGATGAAAATTGGCTATACGCCCACTCTATTTCTGCCAGCGAAGAAAGAAACAAAATTCAAAACTCTCAACGGTGAATATCTTGAACCAATGAAGTTTGAATCCATCCGTGAGGCTCGTGATTTTGTTAAGAGATATGATGAAGTATCTAATTTCAAAATCTATGGCAACACGGGATATCAGTATGCATTTATTGCTGATGAACATCCAAATATGATTGATTGGAATATTGATGATATCTCCATTGCAGTCATTGATATTGAGGTTGGTTCTGAGAATGGATTTCCTGAACCGCACCTTGCTACTGAGCCTATTACCGCAATCTGTATCACCTTTCTGAAAGGTGAAACGGTGGTGTTTGGCTGTGGTGAATATGAAACGAAAGGCAAAGAGAACTACATCAAGTGTAAAGATGAGTACACCTTATGTAAATCATTTCTACAATATTGGCAAGATAATTGTCCGGATGTTGTTACTGGTTGGTACACAAAGTTTTTTGATATTCCATATTTGGTTAATCGACTGACTAAAATTGTAGGTGAAGATGAAGTTAAGAAACTATCACCATGGGGTATGATTAGTGAGCGCAAGGTATCTGCTAATAACAGCGAAAAGATTGTATATGAAATCCTTGGTGTATCTTCATTAGATTACATGGAGTTATATCGTTGGTATGCGCCGAATGGCAAGTCACAAGAAGATAATAAACTTGAGACTATTGCTAATGCAGAACTTGGTGATAGTAAACTTTCGTATGATGAGTATGATAACCTTCATGCTTTATATCGTGAGAATTTTCAAAAGTTTATTGAGTATAACATCAAAGACGTTGACCTTATCATCCGCTTGGAAGATAAGTTGAAGTTGCTTGAGCTTGGTCTTACTTTGGCCTACGATACAAAGTCCAACTATGAAGATATCTTTGCACAGACTCGTATGTGGGATGCCCTGACTTATTCCTATCTTTTGGAAAAAGGCATTGTTGTTCCACCTAAAGTTACTAAAGATAAGTCCTCTGCATTTGAAGGTGCATATGTTAAAGAACCACAAGTTGGTTTGCACAATTGGGTTGCTAGTTTTGACTTGAATAGTCTTTATCCACACCTGATGATGCAGTATAACATTTCACCAGAAACACTAATCGAAGTGGCAGATTACACCGATGATATGCGTAGTATTATTATGAATGGTGTTTCTGTTGATAAGGTGTTGAATAAAAGTGTTGATACAAGTAAACTGAAAGGTGTTACACTAACACCTAATGGCCAATTCTTTCGGACAGATGTTCAAGGTTTCTTACCTAAAATGATGGAAGAAATGTATGATGATCGTAAGAAATTTAAGAAGATGATGCTCAAGGCTCAACAAGAGTATGAGAATGAGAAAGATGAAAGTAAGAAG